GGCCGATTTGAGCGCGACCATGTGCCGCCATCTGTTTCGCCTATCTTCCTCCACCCACAAGCGGCCAACGATGTCCCCCGCTCGGTCGCAAGGATGTAGGTGCCAATGCGCTTGAAGCCGAGCGCGAACGCCGCGCGCGCCGATGCACCATAGAGAAACGAGCAAGCGTTTTTTGAGCCATCGGTGGCAAGGCGGGTTATTTCTGCCGTTACGCCATCGTCACGCATGCGCGACACCGGTCGGCCAACAATCGACGCCCCCACAATCTTGCCATTCGACGCTGCGCCAATCGAAAAGACATGACCTACGACCGCTCCGTGGTGGCGGTGATGCTGCCGCACAAAAGCGTTGGCCTCGTCCAAGCCGATGCGTTCCACTGTCATCATGGCGTCGGCACCATCCAGGGATAGGCCGTGCGGGCATGTGCCGAGATCGGCAGGCGGTCGATGATGATCGGGCCGGGGCTGTCGGTGCCCATCGCATTGGCCATGGCGTCGCCCCAGGTGCCCATCGATTCCGCGTAGGGCGACCCCTTGTTAGCTTGCCATTGCCAAATCATGCCGAGCTTGAGGATGCGTTCGGGCAAGCGGTAGGTGTCCTCATCTTTTATGAACCGGTCGCCGGGATGCAGCAGCCCATCAGCAAACCCGGATAGCGCGATGGGGTTCTTGTCGAGATAGGAAAACCGCGCCGTGGCGCCGACGCCCATGATCGGCCAGATGTGCATCTGCCCGCCGTAGATCGTCCACTCGCCCCATGGGTGCTGCCAGTTAGCCGAGCGGCGCTGTAGCCATTCATCGGTATTGGGAATAAAGCGCATCGGCTGCAATGTGCTGGTTGAGCGCCAGACGTGCGAGTTGGTCAGCATGCGCAGGTAGTCGGCCGGCAGATTAAACGCCTCGGTACCCGTGATGACATTCGACGGCGGAACAATCACGCCGTCACCAACGAACGTCACCGGCTTACGCAGCATCGTCCAGTCGCGCATGTCGGTGGCGATGCGCACCGCCATCTCGTTGGCCAATGCCAACATCTCGGCCATGGTGCGGTTGGCGTTGATGTTCGCAACCACGCTCGTCGTCTGATGGACGCCGACCGCCGCGCAAACGTCGTTCACCACCGTCAATAATGTCATTACGCAGCCTTGCTGGGCTTCGCGTTCATCGCCATGCGGGTGAGCGTCTTGCGGGAATTGTTGCCCACCGGGGCGGTCCCAGTGTGGGTCGTGACGTAGTCGACGAGCTGCTCGTAGGTCATGTCGTCGAACATGGCCTCCATCTTCTCGTCGGTCGCGGTGCCCTCGACTTGTGGCGGCGCAATTTTCCCCTTCAGCATCGCGTTGTCGGCTTCGAGCACTTCCGCCCGCACCCGCAGCGCATCGAGCTGCGCCCGCAATTGCATGTCAGGGGCCGCCTTCATGGCGTTGGCGATGTACTCCTCGGCCTTGTTCTTGAGTTCGCGGCCGTTGTGCCCGAGGTTTTTCAGCTCCTGGCCGTCGACGGCGGCAAGCGCCTCGACCGTGTAGACATTGAGCGCGCGCAGTTCGGCCCGTTTCCCTTCGGTCAGGAACGGGACATGCGCCAGCGGCGTGCCTGATGCAGTCTGCGCCGCATGTTCTTTGAACTGATTATACTGCCGACTGAACCGTTCGGCGTAGGTGATCTGCCGCTGCCTCCCGGTGTAGGGGTCGTCGATCCAGTGCGGCGACAATTCGTTGACCGGATGCACGGTCGTGTTGCGCGACCCTGGGCCGCGGATCTCGACTACCTCGACGTCATCGAAGATCGGCCGCCCCGCGAGCTTGGTCTTGTCCTCGTTCTCAAGCGCGAGGTTCTTGAACAGCGTGATGAGCAAGTCGTCGGGGTTACTTTGCATCGACATGGCGGGCCTTTCTCTTGCACCAGGGCGTTTACGCCCGTCTTCGCGGGCTATGGTTACATCGCTGTAAAATCTCGTGAGCTTCACCGCCCGCCTGGAGGACGAAACGGACGGGCGATGAAACTGTAGGCCGCCGCCCGCTCTCCTGAAGTAGGCGGCGGCCCGGCCGACGTGTGGTGTCAAACACGCCGGTTTGCACTCAGCCGCTCATCAGGCGGCCGGGTTGGAGTCGTATAGTCGCCACGAAAATAGGGGGTTATTGAGCGTTAGCTCGCCCATGAAACCGATGAACTGGGCTACCGCGTCCTTATCTATCGGCATCTGCCCGTCGCCATCGAACAGTTTGTCGAAGTTTCTCGATGGGTGGTAACGCAGTTTCAGGCTGTCGGTGTTGAGGCCGAAGGTAGTGTTCGCCGGACAGTTCGAGCCGATGCCGCCGTCGAGCACGATTTCAGCCCGCTTGCCGCCGCCGATGTATTCAAGCGCGCTGAAACCCAATTTGCCGAGCGAGGTCTCATTGGTCTGCCGTTGGATCGCGATCGTCGCGGCGTCATAGGCCGCATAATGTTCGGGGGACATGATCAGCAAGTCGGCGTAGTCGCGGCCTCTCGACTGCCGCGTCATGGCGAAGTTGAGCATCGGCCGGATCGTCGCCGAGGTGACCTGCGTGCCTATTGCCGAGAGCGACACACTGCCGGCACCACCCGACGCATCAAACGTAGTGGTCCGCCAGATCACTGCTGTGGCACGGTCGATGCCGCCGTAAACGCCGGTGTTGGTAACGATCGGCACGGCCGTCGCCAAGCCCGTGATTTGCTTGTTGCCGTTGGCCGTGCCGTCCGAATAAACGGCGGCGTCCATGGTATCGGACAGGCTCTTTTCGGCCGCCGAAATGTAAGAGTCGAAAACGTCGAGCAGTTGCGCCTCGCCTTGGTTGTTGAGCAATTCCTGCGACGACAAAATGATGGGGACGACAACCATCTTGGGTTCGTAAAAAGCGTCGTTGAACAGATCGATCGCGGGATTGAGCAATTGGTCATAGCCCGAGTACCACTGTGCGGTTTGTTTTCCTATTTGCAGCGTCTCGCGGATGCGCGGGCCTGAGTAAGTCTGCCACTGGCCCTTCCGTTTCGTCACGGCGAGCAATGCGTTATTGTTTGAGACAAGGTCTTGGTAGCCCGAGGACCGATCCTCCAGACTCATCGAGAGGATCTGCTGATATTGGGCATTTGTCGTAATATTTGGCATGAGTGCGCTCCACGGCCCTCGCCGGCGCGCAGCGCCTGACGGGCTCGAACGGGGTCAAACCTCAAAGCGACCCGTTGACGCGCCGGATGGCGTTGGCAATCGAGTCGCGGCGGCCGGTCGGCGGTTTATCGGAGCGCGAGCGCGTTGCTCCGTTCGCGGAGCCGCTATCGGGCGCGCCGTGTATTGACCGATCGGAGGTGCGGGTTTGAGCCGCTGCGGTGCGGGTTTGAGCCGCGTGCGTGGCAGGCCTCAAAAGGTCTGCACGCTGGTAGGCAGTCTCGAGATTGAAGCCGAGCTTCAATTCCCGTTCGATCAGATCGCCTAGCTCGTCCAGGCGCGGGTGGGTCTCGGCGAACCGGTCGACGCCCGCGCGTATGTGAGCAAAGCGCCGCTCATACTGCAACTGTTGAACCTGTTGTGCAACCGCTCTCTGCTGCTGGTGCAGTTGCCCCATCTGCTGGCTGATCGCCGTCTGCGTGTTGGCGAGCTGCAATGTCTTGTGCTGCTCAGGCGATTGATTGAGGATGTGCCACGCGACATCGTGCGAATTTAGTTTCTGCCCATCCGGCGTACGCAAATTCAAATTGTTGATAATGAGGTCGATCCCGCCGATGGGATCAGATCGCAGCTTGTTTTCCATGCCGACGTAGTTATCGAGCGCGCGTTGCAGCGTGGTGCCGTGCTGCTGCGCCATCTGATGGTAATGGCGAATGCTATTCATCGCCTCGGTGTCGGCGCGCATGCGGCCGTAGGCTTGCGAAAACTCCTTGCTCATACGCTGGACGCTGGCGCGCACGCTCTCTGGCGCCGCCGCCCACTCGGCCTGGGCTTGCTGGCTCCAACGTCGCGGCGGGTTGCGGTGGCGCGCGTCCGCAGGCAACTGCACGATGTTCCACGTTGAGGGAGGCGCAGGCTGGCCGTTGGCCGGTAGGCCAGCCTGCTGTCGTCCGGGCGCCGCCGTCTCAGCGGTCGTTTTGGACGCATTCGGTGCAAAATGCCCATGCTCTGCGCGCGCGCGTGGTGCGTCGGAGCCTGCCTGCTCGGTCGGCTTCTTCTTGAGGTCGAGCGGCGGCGTCGCCTTCTCGCGCTCCATCGGCTCGGGCGGCTGGTTGTGGCCCATTGCCGGCTTGGCGGCTTTGGGCTCCTCTGCGCGCTGGAACGCCTTGCGGATGACATCGCGGCGGTGCTCGGCGGGGCCTTTCACCACGTCTGACGGTGGTTTCTCAGGCGCCTGCGAGCCGACCGTCGACGGCGGCGGGGCAGCCGGCGCAATCGCCATCTCGTTGGATGGGGCGGGAGCGGGTGCTGATGATGGAGCGGGCGCGCTCGGCGCGGTGGAAACATCAGACATACGCTCTCCTCGGCCGCATTGCGGCGGCCTGTTGTGGTCAGGAGAGCTTCGTCGGGTCTAGCGCCGACGCATCATCGCGTAAACGATCTTATCTCGGCCGGCCTGCTTCTTCTTCGCTTGGTCAGCCGCGTAGAACTCTTTACCAACAGATTGCGGTATTTCAACTTTAGCAGCGAACGCCGGATTATGCGCAACAGCCCGCATGAGTTTCGCCTGAGCCTTACTTTTAGAAGGCATCAGCCCTTCCTCGCCCGTCGCCCTTGCCGGTACTCCGCGACGACCCGTTCGAGCGTTCGCCGCCGTTCGACCTTGGTTTCGCGGGTTTCGCGGTAGCGCGGCCGCGGCTTCGGTTTTTCATTGCCCACCTCGGTGAGGCCGAGCTGCCGACCGACACGCCGGAACGCGCTCTTGCTCTCATAGAACTTACCATTGACTTGCTCGGTCGGCGGCAT